GTTTGCTGTGATCAGCACACCGTCGTCGGTATCACGCAGATAGGTCAGCCGGAAGATTTTGCCGCCGCTTGTTCCTACAATGACGTCGCCCTGGAAATTGCACATAATAACGGCGTCCAATCCTTTGTACCGATACCAGGTATCCGTCACATAGTTCCATACAAGCGTGACTCCGTTGCCGGAGATGTAGAACTCCTGGCCGTCATTGTCGTCCCACATGCAGCAATGCTCAAAGTCGATTTCCTTAATGGACTTCTGTATCCTGTCGGAGATTCTCTGCGCCTGCCGTTCATCCCGCGTGAGATTGCTTGTGTAGTAGGACGAGTTCGTCCATTGATACAGTTCCGAACCGGAACATGTCACCGGGTTGTTGTTGACAAGCCGGACCTGTCCGGGAGCTGCGTTGCCTTTATCCCTGTTGACCGGAGTCACATATACCGCCGTGGTCAAATCCCCTGTCGCCAGTTCCGTAGTTCCGTAGGACAACGCCCACGCTTCTTCCGGCTTATAGGCCATCAGCACGGAGTAATGCCGGATCATGGAAGTGATCGGCGTGTTTGCGTCGCCCACTCTGGCCTCATACTGATCGGGGAAGTAATCCGGTCTCGGCATGCCGTCATAGTCCATTCCGGTATACAGGGTCTTGTTGGAGCCGTCGCCGTAGAAGAACAGCGCCTGATCCGTACCGCCGGAGAAGATTTCACAGAACCGCATGGCCGTAACCTGACCGCGGTAATCGGGAATCGTTGCGTCATCCGCATGGGTCTTGACGGAGTAATTCACTTCAATACTGTTCACCGCCGCTACCAGCGTACTGGTGAATGTGATCTCGTCCGTGTTTGCCGTGAACGTATAGGTTGGGTCGGAACTGCTGTCCAAATACTTCACGGAATCAACCGTCTTCGCAACTTCCGGCAGTTTGAAGGTTTTGTGCGTGTCGCCGTCAGGAGAGAGCCACACTCTGCGTTTGTTGTTCAGAAGATTGACATACTCGGCTGTTAGTTCCCCGGCGTCAGCCCCGCCCTGCGGCCCGATGGATACCGCTACCAGCGGCACATAGCCTGTTACCGTGTTCAGGGCAAGCCCGTCCCAGACGTAATACTCTTTGCCGTTCTGAATGTAGACTTTGTTGTCAAACGGAATGAAGTTGACTCCGTTATCCGTATTGATACTGCCGATGCCGCTTCTGGATACCACGCCGTTCTCATCATCCCAGAGATTCCACAGCTTCCCGTCGCAGGCCGCAAGCAATGTCTGTTTTCCACCGGCAATACCGGACCACAATCCCGCCACAGGCTTTGCCGTGCTTCCGTCCACCACAGCGGACATCGGGTAGCCGTTCAGCGTGTACAGGCCGTTTGCCAATGTGAGGCTGTCGTTTCGCATGGCGTATGGCATCTCTTCAATCCGGGTGTAAAGCCATTCGCCCACATCCAGTTCCGAGAGCATTTCCGACAGTTCCGCAACCGTTACCAGATCGGAGATTCCGGTCGGGTGCGCCCTACCACTTTCCACGGTAAAGGTGAGGTCGTCCCTGCCTTCCAGCGTACCGCCTGTCACACCCGCCGCCGTAATGGTGTATCTGCCGTTTTCCACCACGCCGCTCATGCCGACAAGGGTTACCGTTCCCGGAGGAGCCATTGCTGTCGCGCTTGCAAAGACAGGAACTTTGTCTGTGGCTTTCAGCCCGGACGCAATCATCACAACGTCGTTGGAAATGTCGATGTCGTAGGCTTCGCTGAGTCCGGCAAAGAACTCCAACCCCGGCCTGCGCTTCAGGTTTCCGTCGCGGGTGATCTTCCAGTTGACCATCTTGGCGGCTTCGCCCATGCGGAGATTCGTATCGCCGTCAGGATGTTCGTTCAGCCCCAGCCACTTATTGATGCTGTAGACTTTTTCATTTGTAGCGCCTGTTATCGTTGCCATAGGCTTCCACCCTTATGAAATCAGTTCGATGCTGTAGATCTTGAAACTGACGTTAACCGTACCGCTTGAATTTGAATAGTAGCCGAATCCGAAATAATACTGCCCGCTCAGACTGGATGTGTTGAGCGTAATGGTTGTTTTTGCCGTCGCATTGTCGACGGAGGTTTCCGCAACCACTCCAACCGCGTTGCCGCCGGATGCCGAGGTGAATATTTGCGCTCTTTTCCAGACGACGTAGCCGCCGGAGCTGGCTGTGTAGGTGATCTTCACGCTTTTGACGGCTGAAAAATCAATCTTGTTTTTTGTGTAGCAGAGACCCGTGCCGCCGCCGATGTAATAGCAAGTAAACGAGTCGTTTGCCGTGGAGATCGACGTGCTTGAGTTCCCGGTGCTTGTAAGCCACGGATACCCGCCGACGCTGTGGTTGAAGTTGTTTTCGGCGTTTCCGATTGTGCCGTCATAAACAAAGGTCTGGAGATTGTGCCATGTGCCGTTGTAGTAAATCTTCCCGCCGACAAGTTCCCACGAATCGCCGTCCCATTGCCGTGCCGTGCCGAAGTACAGTTTCATGCCATTGTTTCTCAGAACCTGAAGAACATTTGTCGCTGTGGTCGAAATCGTCACATAGACATCTCCGAGTTCGGGGTCACTCGGCGCATCGTTCTGAAAATACCAATGCGGAATGGCGGTATCTGTGTTGAACCAGATCAGGTTTTCAACCGGATTGCTTGGCTGCGTGACAGATGCGAGAACCGTCAAGTTCAGCCCCGCCCCGCCTGTATTTGTTCTGCCAATCGTTCCCATCGGTTTACCCCCTTGCCACAATGGTCGGTATCGTCACGGGAGATGTCGGAACGTTCGTTGCGTAGATATAGATGCCGCCGTCATAAGCCTCGACAATTGGGGCGAACATTCCCAGAATTGCATCCCCGCATCCGAAGATCACTTCCACCACCATCGTCTCGGTCACGCCTGCAAGCGGCAGAGTGGAGCGGTACGGAAACGCCGCATACGTTGCGTTCTGCTTAAACGGAGCGACTCCGGCTGTGTACGATATCGTCACGGTGTCGCCGTTTGCTTCTGTTCCTGTAACGGTAATGCCGTAGTTCGACAGCGTGACAACATTGCTGTTGTACGTCCAATCCGTGTTGACATAGGTAAAGACGTAAGACCCCGTCGTGGATATAATGTTTTCAAACGTATTCACATCAACAGTAGCCGCCGTGATGCCTGTGCTTTCTCCGATGTCCGCGCTTGCTGTGCTGGCAACACCGATCTGCGTATCCGTGAACCGGAAGGTCTTGCCCATCTTTGCGCTAACTTTCGCAGCCGCCCAATGTCCCGCCGTCCATTCCTCTGCCGTAGTGATCGGCGTGGTGCATTCGTATAACTTATCTTCGTGGATGCTCAATGCACCAAGCGGGTACGTTGCCGTGCTGTCGTATGCTTCCGCAATCTGTGTGGCAAGCGCCGTGTCGTTCGTTGCCCTTGTGGTTGCTTCGGTTGTCACTTCATTTTCCAGAAGCGTAATGATGGCATCGTTTGCGCTCACATCGTTGATGCGCCAGTAAGTGCCGTCATAGGTGAGAGATACCACGGCATTTGCCGCCCATGAAGACGCAACGGTCTTCCCCGGCGATGTCGTGCCGTAAGTGTAGATGGCAATATCCCCTGTGCTGTTGACGTTCAGCGTGGGGCTGTTTGCCGTGTTGGAATAGATAAATTTGACGTGGATCGTCACTCCCGTCAGTAGCGTATCGAAATCGGAGAGCGTGACTACCTTTGCCGCTGTTGCCGCCGCCGTACTGCAAATGCCGTACAGGGTAGACCCAATCGGGCTGATGGAGCCGTCCCCGGTTTCAATCTGTGCCGCAAAACTCATTTAGTTCACCTCTGATTAGACTCTTTTGTTGCGGATAATCACGATACCGGAGCCGCCAGCGCCACCGTAGCCGCCCGTTTCGTTACGGCCACCGCCGCCGCCACCACCGGTATTAGCTGTTCCGGGCTGACCATGAGTGCCCATATTGTTGCTGCCGCCGCCACGACCACCGCCGCCAGCGCCGCCAGCGCCGCCAGTACTGCCCGCCGTATTAACATATAAGCCGCCACCGCCGCCTCCAGCGTATAACGTAGCCGAAGTATTCTGGTCTATTGCCCAGAATTCCCTTGTGCTGGTTCCTTGCCCGGTACCGCCAGCAGTTTCCCCGGAATTAGTTCTTCCTTTTCCACCATTACTTCCATTGCTGCCACCAGCGCCACCGTAGTTATACGTACCGCCGCCTCCGCCGCCGGAGCCGCCATTGCCGTTGCTATAGCCACCTCCAGCGCTTTCGCCAAAAGCGCTGGAAGCATTCCCATTTGATTCAGTAGCCCCGCCTGCGCCAACGGTAACAGGATATTCCACCCCTTTGTTAACAGGCACGCCGCCGACTGTTTTGGTATACCCACCGCCACCGCCTATCTTCTTGCCACCGCCGCCGCCACCGACAAGGAAGACATCAATGCCTCTGCCAGCGCCGTTCAACTTGGTAAAGATCAGCGTGCCGGATGACTTGAACTTGATTCGCCAGTTGTCATTCCCGTCATCAATGGTTTCGTATGTGCCTGTATAAGTGAACTCAGGCAGACCCACGCCGCCACCGCTTTGTACCCATACTGGATTCCCATAAATACTCATTCTTCAGGCGACGGCTGTTCGTGTTCAAAAGCCTTGTGATCAATCGGATATCCGCTCTCGTTCATAATCACAGCGCTGTGTACAGGAAGATGGCTAATCGCCGCGCTTGCCAAAACAGAATGGTATTTTGACCACGCCGCATTGATGTCGCTGAATGACCAGACGAAGTTCCCTATAGTCTCGCTGTCGGAAACCTGAATTTCAATTACAAGATATTTCATGATGTCACCTCAATTCTTGTTGCCTGTATCGTCATGTCTGTCGATGTTGCTGCCCCAACAGCATAAGCGGTAAATGTGCCGCTGGTGTTCTCGATCAGAAGCCCCGCCACACCATCGGATATCAGTTGCGCCAACTGGGCAGCCGTTGGTTGAAGATCAACCTTGCTGTCCACCGTGCCACCGCTGACAGATACCGTCTGCGAATAAGGATCGGCACCAGACCAGTTCGCAGCCGTCAGCGTAATAGAAATCACATTTGTGTTGCTCGGTCCGGCAGGGCCTGTTGCCCCGGTTGCCCCGGTTGCCCCCACTGGCCCCTGTGGGCCTGTTGCCCCCGTTGGTCCTTGCGGTCCTGTTTCTCCGATTGGCCCCTGTTCGCCCTGCGGTCCGGTTTCTCCTGTTGGTCCGGTTGCTCCCGTAGGGCCGGGTTCACCCTGAGGTCCGGTTTCACCAGTTGCCCCGGTAGCGCCTGTTGCACCTGTTGCCCCGGCTGGTCCCTGTTCTCCTGTAGCACCTGTCGCCCCGGTTGCCCCGGTAGGGCCTTCCAGAGTACCAAGGTCAAGCCACGATCCGTTGTCCATCATGTAGATGTTATACGGAGCGGCAGCGCCGACGTTGTACATGGTGGATTGCGGCGCGTCTTCCGGGAGATCGCCAACTGTGGCTACAGTTCCGCTGATGTACAGGCCGGTTCCGGGATCTCCCTTTTCACCTGTTGCGCCTGTGGGGCCGGTCGCCCCGGTTGGCCCCTGCGGTCCTGTAGCACCAACCGGTCCCTGCTCTCCGGTCGCGCCGGTAGCACCAGCAGGCCCTTCAGCCCCTGTTGCTCCGGTTGCTCCGGCAGGACCGGCTGCGCCCGTTGCTCCGGCAGGCCCCGGAAGCCCTTGCGGCCCCCGGTCGCCTTTGTCGCCCTTGTCACCCTTGTCACCTTTCAGGTAGACGGCGCCGGACGAGGAAGCGGGTACGGAACCGGAACTCCGCAGGCCTGCCAGTATAGGCGTCTGCTGTTCAACTGTCGCATTAATCGCCATAGCCGTCTTCCTTGATTAGTTCACTCACAGGAACGGAGAATGTCTTTGTCGCGTCAGGAAATCCGTTTGGATATGTGAACATGACCTGCCCACGAAGCGGAGAAACGTCCAACTGCATTGCGACATCCTTTGGAATAACCACCTGAATCGTTGTACTGTCTGCGATGGCTACCTCTGCCCCTGTAAACAGCATCTCCACTCCCGTGTCTTCCTGTATCAGCTTTACGACAATATCCGTTACTGTCAGCATATCGACGCCGTCTATCGTAATCGGGACGGCGCCTCTCATTCTTTGAAACATGTCACATCACCCCTACGCCCATCTGGAAAACTCGTTATAGGGACTCAGACCGCCGTTCGGGCCGTACACATCCTCAATGTCCTCGGAAGCCGACAGCTTCCCGACTCCCCGCATGAGCGCCGCTTTCAGTTCGTCATACCGCTGCTGGAAGAATCCGGCTGCCGACGGGTTCTCGTCGAGAAGCAGATGCGCCGCGAGTCCGTATGGCAGGACCGTGCCGGCGCAGTAGTCGTCCAGGTCGATCTCCGAATACAGATCCTCCAGGCGCAGAAGCACAGGCCGTCTGCCCGCCTGCCATTCCTGCCAGTTCGGGAACGTGTCCGAATACGGATACAGTTCATTGATGAGAACATTCAGGATGGACAGGGTTCGGTTCTGGTACTCCACGGTATCGTCGTGCCGGTATTTCCCCGCGTCGTTCAGTTCGTCCATCATGGTGATGGCCCGCTGAAACACGTCCATCCCCGTGATGGTTCCTGTCGTTGTGTAAGCCATTTATTCTTCCTCCGGTTCCTCCGGGCCGTAGATCGGCGTGTACCCCGCTTCGTGTTTGCCAACGCTCTTGTTGTACTGGGCAGTGCTTACCCCGATGAGGGCGCCGATAAATAAAGCTATGGCAGCACAGGTGGTCAGCACTTCCTCGCCGTAGGGAAGCGACCACACCGCGGCCAGAGTTTTATACAAAACCCCAACGGCATTGAAAAACACGAGGGAAAGCCACTTCAGCACATCGTAAACTTTATCTGGTAACTGCATAGTTAAGCCTCCTTGCTATTCAGAAACCCGCCCTTGCTTTTAATCTTCCGGTAGGTTTCCTCGATCTCTTTCATGGCGATCGCGCCCCTGCTGTTTTTGAAATCCTTGTGGGTCTTGCAGTATTTCTCATAATTGGAGATGTCGTCCAGGATATCTTCAAAATGCGATTCCGAATGCCTCCGCCCCTCGCAGATCTCGTCGTAGAATCTCAGGATTCTGTAGCGCTGGTTTCTCGCCCTGTCATCCTCATCCTCACGGATGTGGCCGTTCAATGTCTTTTGCAGTTTCTCAATATCGTCCTGCGTCTTTTTCCGGTTGCTGATGATCGTCGGGATGATCCCAACCAGCGCCACGAAGATCGGAACGCAGGCCGTCAAAACGGATACCCACATCGCAATCACCCCCGCTTCATCAGCGCGTCCCAGGTCATCGGCCCGCACACGGAATCAGCCGTCAGCCCGGAATCTCTCTGGAACTGCGCCAATGCCCGCCACAAGGCATCGTTGTCTCCGAAGTCATAGTCCCGGCACTCCAGCAGGCATCCCATCAGTTCCACTTCATGGAAGCCCTCGCAGTTCCGGTCTATCGTTCTCAGCTTCAAACTGTGATCGACAGCCGGTTCCGGCTCCGGCTGCGGGTCGGGATCCTCGCCGCCGCCGTCCAGATCGATCTCGTACTGGATGCGTTTGGCAGCAGCGTACCGTGCGTCAATGTTATTGACAGCCGGTCTTTCAAACTCCCGGCACACCCTGCTGCATGCGGTAAACACGTCCGAAGTCGCTTTCAGAAACGCAAGCAGCTGCGGATAGTCCGATTCCATTTCCTTGACGGCATAGTCCACTTGCAGAGCCGCGTCGTCCAGGTTCCTGCCGGAAGCCTTCCAAAAATCGTAATATCCGGCTTTCCTCGTCCAGTAGGTCAGCTGATAAATCCCGAAGCCCTTCTGGTCTTTTGCGAAGCTGTCCCTGCTGATGGATCCGTTTGTCACGTTCTGCACATAGATATGGGAATTGGTTCTGTACGGCGAGAAATCACCCTGGAGCCGGAACGGTTCACAGTTTGATTCGCATTCAAAGTTCCCCAGAACGCCCAAAGCACCGGCCTGTGTGATCCCGTGATGCCGGAGCCTGTTATAGATAATCTGTTGATAACTCATTTGTAGTACCCTATATAGCCCGCCATCCAGAAGATAAACGCCGCTATGACGGCAAGGCAGAGTTTTTCCATGAGGTGCATTCTCCCCACCTCTGTATTCATTTGAGAAAAGGCCCCCGGATTGCCGGAGGCCTGTTAACCATTGTCGTACTGTTTATTCGGGCCATTGGACCCGGCGCATGATGTGGCCGCAGCCGACCCGGACGTCCGTGTAGACCGGGATCTGCGCCTGTTTGCATTTCTCGCAGAAGTACAGATCCTCCGACAGCATGCCGTGCCGGTCTTCGTAGTTCACCCAATCGTACCAGGGGTAATCCAGCTTCTTCAGAAGTTCCACTTTAATCAGCGCGCAGCCCATGCCGCCGCCGTGGATCCGGATCTTCTTCTCGCCTTTGGCCTGCAAGGCCTTCAGTTCCAGCGCCGTGTACTCCGATTCAAACGGATAGTTGAACCACGGAAAGCCCATGTCGTTGAGATACTTGCAGACGTTCTGCCGCCCGCTGTAGATATTGTTCGCCCCTCTGTGGGCGTAATATCCCAGGCACACGTCCACAGGCTCGTCCAGCAGATTCTTCAACGCGTCTTTCGGAAGCACCGTGTCGTTGTCCACCATGAGAACGTAATCGTAGTTTCCGTCAATCGCTGTCTGTACAATATGGTTTCTGGCCGTGGCGCAATCGTACCCTCTTACATATTTGAAATCGGCGGTGCATCCGCACTTGTCCAGTTCCCATATCGCCTGATAGGTATCAGGAAAGATGCTCTCAAATGTCGGGACTGCAATCAGGATTCGGAGGTCTTCGTTTTTCTTGCTCTGGATGTTTTCTTCGGATCGGCCTTTGGCATCTCCAATGTTTCCCCTCTGCAAGCGAATGCCTCCTCCCATGTCATATTCTTGTACTTCCGGTAATACTCACGGCGAGGGCAGGACTTATCGTCCCACCAGTTTTTCCATCCGGCATAGTGGACGACGGCAGGGCTGTCCGTGTAGCCGCAGGGCCTGCTGTCATTGAAGCGGGTTTCCATCGTAAGGAACTTACGCGGCGCTCCGATGCGCTGCCATGCATCCTGTTCCGCAAACCGCTCTACCACCGTGTTCAGGTCATTGATAACAACCTGTTCCACATCGGACTGGCGGATTGCCTTCAGGTTCCACATGGAGATCCCCACGTTGTAATACTGCATGCCCCAGGGCTTCCAGTAGTTGTTGTAGGGTTCCTCTGCCGCAATGCACCATTTCTGACCCATGTCGATGTCCCACAGTGAATCGATGTTGTCCACGACAATCGTGTCCACATCAAGCTGGAGGATCTTGTCCAGGTCCGGGAACAGTGTCGCATAGCATGCTCTGACCATCGCCATGTATGTGAACTGGCTCTTCATGTTCGGGCCGTCAGGGAGGAAAGTCTCCCTGACATAGTCTGAAACATTGATGGTTTCGACAAGAGGCGGCAGATCCCACGGAAACTTGTCGTCTTCAATCAGCAGATAGATTTTCTCCACGCTGCTGTTTGCTGTCAGCGACTTAATCGCCGGAAGCATATGTTCATAAAGATTTCTGGTACCGGAGTATACTGCCGCTCTCATTCAATCATTCCTTTCGATCAGGTGGTGCCGCCGGCAGCGCTGGAGGCGACGAGGATACCGTTGGCCTTTGCGCCGAGGACGAAGCAATCGTAGAGGAGGCGGCCCTGAACGACGTGCCCGTCAATATCGGGATGGTCGGCGATGATGCGCATGGTTTCGATCTTCTTCGGGGAGACGCAGCAGCCCTTTGCGACGATCATGTACAGAACGCCGTCGGGCATCCAGCTGTCGGGAACGGGAACCACATGCAGGCCGTCGAGGGTACCGAACTCGCCGTTGACGATGATGTTTTTGGCAACATCCTGAACGGTAGCGCCGGTGCCGACAACTTCAGAAGCCAGCTTGCACTTGATGAACTCGGACTCCTTGATGAACAGGACGCGGTTCTTGCTCGGAACCAGGAGGTTGTTCATCTCGGCATTGTGGGTCATGATGGTTTCGATGGCGTTCGCTTTCGACAGGGAAACGTTGTACTTAATGGTACCGCCGCCTGCGCCGCCGAAGCCGGTCACGCCGTTTCCGGCAGCGATAGCCGCCAGACGATACTGGTCCACCATCGGGATGATGACGTTGCGGGTCTGACGGGCAAGGACCTTGCCTGCGGCCTTGATCATCAGTTCGCTGGTGTTGTTGCGTTTGTCGATCGCGCCGTTGAAGGACTTGTCCTGGTTGACCGTGAGTTCCTGGATGGTGTCGCCCAGTTCGGTCAGGCTGCCGAAGCGGGAGCCGGAAGTGGCATCCCAATCGTAGTCCTGCATCGGGAGGTCATCGACGGAATAGATACGGACGGTTGCTACGCCGGTCCAATCGTAGTCCTGAGAGAAGATACCCTCAGTAATGGAACTTTTGTAAAAGGCCTCTGCTACTTTCGGGGAGGCCTTCGTTGCGAAATTGTAAGTGGAAGGCATTGCTTATTCACCTCAAGTTAAAATGACATTGCATCCCAACCGTCGCTGAAAGGATCCTTTGCTTTCCCGGATCCCTCACTCTTTGACGATCCGGTGGAACGCTCTTTGTTTTTCTTCTGCTGTTTCACGGCATCAAGATCTTTCTTCAGGTTCTTGAGTTCCTCTTTGAGTTTCCGGTTCTCAAACCGCTGGTAGGCTCCCAGAAGATTCCCGCCGTTTTTGTTCACGATGTCCCAGACTTCTTTCGGAATGTCCTCCGCTTTCACATCCGGGTATTCCTGAAGAAACGCCGCGATTTCTTTCTGGCTTTTCTCCTGCCGGTCTTCTTCCGTAACCGCAAACTTCTGTTCTTCCGCATCCGTCGGCTTGTACTTCAGCCGCTGGTTGATCGCCCTGGTGGCCGCTTCCGCCGGGGAAAGTTCCTCGTTGTTCGCTTCCGCTCTGGCCATCATCGTCCTCGCTCTGGTTTCATCCATAAGCGAATAGATCTTCTCTTCCAGTTCTCCCTCGCCGCCTCTGGCCTTCGCCAGTTCGCCGAGGAAATCCCACGCAGCCTGATACTTGTCGCGCTGGTTGCGGATCCTGTCGTAGTCCATGCCCTTCTGGGCAAGCACCACTACTTCGTCTTTTCCGACGCTTCGTTCTTCTCCGAGATGCTTAAGGGTAAACGTTGGCTCCGGGTCCGGGGCGTTTTCGGCTCCCTCTGCCTCTGCTTCCGAAGAATCGTCGGATTCTCCACCTTCGTTTCCGTCTGCTTCCTGCTGGTCTGCATCGGCTTCCGTGTCCTCACTCTCAGGTTCAGTATCGAAATCCACAGCTTCAGGATCTTCCCCGCTCTGGCCGTCGCCGAAATCGGGTATGCCCCAATCGCTGTCGAATCCCTCACCAAACACGTCAGGCGTCCCTTCGGTGTTTTCCTGACCTTCCAGTACGGTGGTTTCTTCTTCCATGAACTTTTCTCCCTTCCCCTCTGGTCTGAGGTTCCGTTTGCTGTATTTCAAACATGGATGGTGTATCCATGAGTGATTCTGTTTAATCCATAACTTTTTGTCATGGATAACTCAAAAAGAAAAAGGGATACCCGCAATCGCCATGTAATGACGAGTGCTGATATCCCTATGGTTGGGGACTTGCACCCTCCCGGCTCACCGGCCGGTACCTAACCATTCAGTTTTAGACGCGCCTATTACCGCCGGCGCTGTTCACGCCAAGACAGGCGGCGGGCTTTGGGAGTCTCTCCCGCCCTTCAGCCGACGCGTGGGCTAAAACCTGACTCGTGCCTGTTTGCCGTTGTCGACCTTGGTTCCCGTGTCCGTCAGGTCTCTTGCAAAACCTTTTGGCGATTTCCACGCCGCATGCTTTCTCTCATCTAACGACCGGGATCTTCATCCCCGCCAGCAGCCATGTAGACTACGAAAGGAGGTGATAATGGCACATACATTATCTTTCGGTTGTACTACATACAGCGATATTTCTCACTTGTCAATACAACATCTTGATTATTTTTTTCATACCACCCTTTTCCATTAACCCCCATACCCTTTTTTCTGTACCCCCTATCTTGAAATAAAACGATGAAATCATTCATCTTATTTCAACTTTAACGGTGAAACCATTCAACTTTTTTCAACTTTGCCCCCTTTAACATCGTCATTTTTGAAGTGACTTTGAAGTTGGCTTTGAAGTTACTTTATCATACACAGCATAAACAAATAACCCTATCAAAAAGGATTGAGGGGTCATGAGTCTGTGAAAAGTATAATATATACGTTATTCCTGCGACGCCCGTACCTTTTTTGGGCGCCGGGGGTGGGGGTGGGTACCAAAATCGGCAGCTGTCCAGGCGAGGAAAAGAAAAAATCTTCTTTTTGCCGGCGACAATAAAAAGTCTTTACATTTTTGCCGATTGTATAACGGGAACTTTACTTAATAACTGTTCTACGAAACTCATAATAAACAATCAATAAAATATATCCGATCCGCCGCCGGCATGCCGATCCGATCCGGTCCAGGGCTGGCGCCAGGGCTGCCGATCTGGCCAGGGCTGCCAGCCTGCCCGCGCATGGGCTGCCGGTCCATCTCTCTAATTCTTTTGCATTATCCTGCCATTCCTCCGTCTTATTTCCGATCCATGATGATACCATGATGATACCATGATGAATATATGATGATATGATGATGAATGATGATATAATGATGATGTACTGATATACTGATGATGAATGATGATGATATGATGTGATGATGGTATAGCTATAGTTATATATTATATATATTATATAAACAATATAAAGAACCGGCCAGGGCTGGCAGGGCTTGCGATCCGGTCCAGGCTGCCGGCATTTCTGGCGCCAGAATATTATCAGAAAAATTTTTTGATTTTTTTCATAAAACCTATTGACATACTCATTGCGTATGTGCTACGATGTGTCCAGGTTAGCAAAGCAGGGCATCATGCCCTATAAATTATGACATACTCATTGAGTATGGTAACAGAAAACGGAGGAAACTACAATGGCGTACAAAATGGAAAGCATCGTAAAAATGGTCCAGATCATGAAAGAGACCAAAGCACTGCTGGAATCCGGCGACGTAAACGCAATCAAGATGTGCATCAGCGCCGGAAATAGGAAGATCGGCCGCGTGATGAATGTATCCCTGCCGCCGGTTCTTTCCTGCCAGAATTGCAAGGAATGCATGCATTATTGCTATGACATCAAGGCCTGCTTACAGTATCCGCAAACCGTAATCAATGCCAGGATGCGGAATTATGTGATTCTTCTCTCAAACCGTCAGCGCTATTTCGGCGAAATTGAGACCGCCATTTCCAGACGGCGCAAAAATAAGTTTTTCCGCTGGCATGTCGCCGGCGACATTATCGATGCGGACTATTTCGATAACATGGTTCAAATTGCAATCCGCCATCCGGATTTCGTTTTCTGGACATACACCAAAGTGTATCACATCGTGAACGAATGGATCGACGCGAACGGCGCCCTGCCTGGCAATCTTCACGTTATGTTTTCGGAATGGGATGGAATGCCGATGGATAACCCGCATGGCCTGCCGATCTTCACATGCCGGTTAAAAGCTGGCAACAAGAACCGGACCGACGCGGAATTCTTCCGGATGCATAAATGCCCGGGCAACTGCGATGTGTGCAAGGCCGCAGGGCGCGGCTGCGTGGCCGGCGAATCCAGTTATGCCGACGAACACTAAACCGGGCAAACAAAAACCCGGTTTAGTTTCAGATAAAAAAATACTTTCAAACGGAGGATTTTAAAATGATTACTATCGATCTCTACCGCGATTCTTTCAAACAGAATCGGAACGCATTCCGCGAAACCGTCAAATCCTGGCGGCTGGCCGTCGACGTTCTGGATCAAATCCAGCGCGATGATTATATGGCCGATCGCCTGCCGGCGGATACCGTCAAACAGATGGTTTTTAAGACGGACGAAAGCACGACGCGCTTTATCATTGCATCGCTTGTTAACCGTACGGCATGGGATGGCCGGATCTCTTCAGACGTCGCGGCATGGGCTGCCGGCGTATGTGACGCCCTGGATGAAGAAACTGCAAACGCGGCCGGTCTCTATAGCAAGATGCATCCGGCACATCTGAACCAGATCGCCCGCGCCATGATGGAATACAAACCAGAACCGGAACCGGCCGCAAACCAGGCCGGCCCGGTTCAGATGGATATCAAATCAATCTACCATTTCGGCCGCGCATGGGATCTTTTGCAGGAATATGATGGCGACGTTTTCGATCTTTCCAGCCTGGACGATGAAACCCTGGAAACAATGCGCTGCGTTGATGATTGGGAATCATTCGGATACACCGTCATTAATGGCGAAACCGTAATTATTACGGATGGATCGGATGGCGGTCCCGTGATCGGCATCAGCAGCCTGGAACAATTCTTTTCGGATACACTGGCATATGCCAGGGAAAACATGGAGGGATAAACCATATGTCTGTTGAACTTTTCAAGCGAACCTGGAACGGCGTGATTTATTTAATCCGCGATTCAGACGGCCGGTTGATCGGTCAGGTTGATTGGATTATGGCCGGCGCGAATGTGGGCATCCACTATTACAGCCGCGACG